AATTCAGAACAAAAGTACAGAATCTGGTTATATCTTCAGGGAGACTGATGATTGGTCTGGACTACCAGGCAATACAATTGTTAAAGCTGTACCTGTACCGAATATCCCGATTAATCTGTGGGGTGATGGTGAGATAGAGATTAAGGGGAAGGGTAAAGTAGTTGACCCTGTAGTGATTTACAACTGGCGGCAAAGGGATGTTGAGCCAGAGCCTTATATACCAGAAATACCGCAAGTAGAGATTTACGATGCTATGTCTGATGATGTGGCTTTGGGTGTTTTAGAGCCTACTGACTCTGACTTGTACGAGGACAACGATGAAAACACCGATGCCGACAAAGACGAAGAAGAACCTAAAGAGGAAGAGGAAAACAGACTTAGCCAGGCACAGGATGCAATGGCTACAGCAATCGCACAGGCTCAGTCTGCCGCTTTGGTCGCATTAACTCAAACAATGTACCTAAACACCTACACCACAAAAACGTATAATGGTGGGGTATATAGAGATTCGGTAGTGTTACAAGATGGCGAGATGCCAACGTCAAAGCGCGGATTGCGTAATGGTTTGGCTCAACAATTACTGCATGAGCAAATGGTTCAGATGCAGTACAAATAGGTGAAAACTATGAAATTGCCACTTTTAATAGCTTTGTTTATTCCTGTAATTGGGCTTTGCGAAGATGTCATCATTACCGGCACAGTACAGTCTAAATGCGTCATCAACACAGACACTGCCGGTGTCTACGGAAACCCGACACCAGATAAACTCAGTACGGCACCTGCTGACGGTGGTGTGATGCCTGTTATTCGGTATGACGTATCACTGGCTGATGCTTATACCGCCAGAGTCACTACGCCTACTAACTTCAGCACAAGCCCAGCTTTAACTGATGTGGTCAACTGGACTGGATCAACCACAGTATCTGCCGTTTCAGACACAGCCATGTCCGATTACGACACAAATGCCGTGGAATACGATGAGACTACTGAGTTTGATCTACACACGGCAGGTACTGTGTGGTTTAAGGTCGATTCTACTGCTGAGTATGGGTATAACAAGGCTTTCCCTGGTGGAACCTACAGAGCCGTGGTTGAAGCGGAATGTATCGCAAACTAATCTTGTTATGGTTGTTATCTTGTGGTGCTTATGCCCATGAGATGACACCCACTTATCCGGTACTGACTCCTTCCTATGTAGATGGTGTGTCGAAAGTTGAGATGCACCTGTTCAATAAACGGCTAGATGCTCGCTACTACGAGATCGGGGTATTTGATGCTGACTTTAATCCAATCCCGTTCGTTAGCTCGTATCACATAGTTTCCCTAAATTACCTTAAACACCTCAACTTTGCTGTTTACATAAGCGACAAGGACAAGGATAGGGCAGTCTATGTCTGCACTCGGTCATTGATCCAATCCTATCAGGATGCCAAGGCTTTTGTCGCGTCTAAAATCTGCTCAAAGTTTAAGGGCAAGTGATGCGAAACTTGATTATTGTACTAATGTTTGTGCCGGTCATGTCATGGTGTGATAACAACTCGCTTAACTTGAACCTGCCTAATTCAAACATGAATCATCAATCAGATAAGTTTAGGGCTGGCAATATGGACTGCTCCAATGCTGTGGGTGGTGCTACAAACTTTGAGTTTGGCATGATGGGAATAGTAGATAATGCTAGTGGGCCTTTCTCAAACAATGACCCGATGGATCGTGAAACTAAAGACATTGGAGTCTATGCCCGCATTACTATCCCTCTGGATAAGCCACGCGAGCGTATTAACTGTAATACTTTGTACCAGCTTGAGCTTCGCGCTAGAAGGCTTGAGGTAGAGAAACTTGAGCTAGAGCTAGAGCAATTACGCAATATGAGGTTTGAGAACCGTGAGCGTTGAGTTTAGGCTGTTTGGTTATAAGCTGACACCAGCAACTATCGCTGGTCTCATTGCTTTGGTTGGGCCGGTACTAGGTGCGCTCTACGCAGGTTTTATGATGTACCAGAAGGTAGAGTCTATTGCTACTCTTGACCTAGATGCAGTACAGGGTGACATAGCAAGCATCCAAGAAAAGCTAGAAGCCAATAACAACTACACACGTGACATCAAGAATGGACTGCGTGATGATATAATGCGTATTGAGAAGGTAGTGGATCGTAGCGAAGATAGTGTAAACGCACTTGAGGATAAGGTACGATCACTTATTGACAACGCGGAAGTAAGGTTTGAGGAGCGTAGGGAATCGCTCAGGATGTCTCAGAAAGCAGACATGAAAGAGCTTGAAGATAGGCTCACGGCTAAGTTACAACGCGCACTAGACAATCCCTTAGCGGATTAGGAGGCAAAATGTTAGACATGATTAAGGGAGTGGTGGGGGCTGTTGCGCCTACACTCGGAACGGCTTTAGGTGGGCCGTTGGGGGGTGCCGCTGCATCCATGATTGCTGATGCCCTTGGATGTGATAATGATGAGAAATCAATCAATAAGGCCCTGCAATCTGCTACTCCAGATGAACTGGCGATGGTGAAAGAAGCTGACCGCGAATTCGATGCCAAGATGAAAGAGCTTGATGTTGACCTGTTTGCTTTGGAGACAAAGGACAAGCAAGATGCTAGATCGCACTTTGCTAAAGATTGGACTGCAAAGCTGATCGGTGTGGTGATGGTGCTTTTTTTCTGCGCGTACATCGCCATGATTACCATCATGCCACCAGAGCAGAATAGCATGGAAATAATCAATTTAGTGCTAGGGTATATGGGTGGACTCGTTAGTGCCGTTATCTCCTTCTACTTTGGTGCATCACAAAAACAGGAATTATCGTGAGTTACGAAAAACTAACAAAACAGCTTATACGTCAAGAAGGGTTGAGGCTGAAGCCGTACAAGTGTATTGCCGAAAAGCTGACTATTGGTGTTGGTCGCAATTTGGATGACGTAGGGATAAGCAAGGATGAGGCGCTTTACCTGCTCTCTCAGGACATTATCACTGCTAGAAATGAGCTGGTTCGCGTTTTCCCTTGGACACTAGAGCTTGACGAGGTGCGCTTTCAGACACTGGTGAACATGGTGTTCAATCTTGGTATCTCTCGGCTGTCTAAATTCACCAAAACTATGAGCCTTATTCATGATGGCGAGTATGATGTGGCAGCCACTGAGATGCTTGATTCTCGCTGGGCAAAGCAGGTAGGCAATCGCGCGATTGAGTTATCTGAGCAGATGAGGACGGGAAGCTATGCCGACTAGAAAAGTAAAAGGTGGCTACAAATGGGGCTCCAAAGGAAAGGTGTATAAGACCAAGGCTGGAGCAACCAAGCAAGCAAAAGCAGCCTACGCATCGGGCTACAAAAAGAAAGGTAAAAAGTAATGGCTAATTACTGGCTAACAAGGTTAAATGGTAATAAAAAAATGTTGACAATGTAATATAGTCATGCCATAGTCTGCTCTCAATACGAGGGGAGAGTGTTATGGCAACTTTACAACAACGAGTTTGGCAAGACTTATCTAAGATCGACTGCTCAGAATTCACTGAGCAAAAAATGGGTTTGACCTATCTGTCATGGGCTCACGCCTACGGCATCCTGATGGATCGCTGGCCTAACAATACTTATTACTTCCGCGAAGAACCATGTCCAGATAACACCATGATGGTGTACTGCTCGCTGATTATTGTTGATGGCGAAGAATCTGCTCTGCGTGAGATGTGGCTCCCTGTCATGGATCATCGCAACAAGCCTGTCGAGAATCCAAACGCCTTCCAAATCAATACAGCCCGCATGCGCTGTTTCACGAAGTGCCTGTCTATGCACGGTTTAGGGTCTTACATCTACAAAGGTGAGGATTTGCCGAAAGATGATTTAGTCACTGATCCACAGGCTGAGTCTATCGAGGAATTGTTGGAGAAATCTAAGGCAAATAAAGACAAATTCTTGAAGGCGTATCAAATTGGCTCTATTGAGGAGTTGACACAGAAACAATACGTTCTTGCCTGCAAGCAACTGGATCGAAAGATTGAGATGATGGATGAGGAGGCAGAAGATGCCTGATCTGCAACGCACCGATGAGTGGTTTGCAGACAGAATGGGAAGGGTAACGGCGAGTCAATTCTCTCGCCTTATCACTCCCACAGGCAAGCCAAGCACAAGTGCTGAAGGGTATATTAACGAGATTCTTGCACAGATTTTTACTAATAAGCTGCCAGAATCATTCACCAATGCTCACATCGAGCGAGGCATTGAGCTGGAGCCTCACGCGCTTGCATGGTTCGAGTTTGAGACCGACATAGAGGTTACTGAGTCTGGTTTTATCAAACATCCTGAGCTAGAGGCTGGCTGCTCACCTGATGGACTGATAGGCGATACAGGAGGGATTGAGATTAAAT